CGTAATGGTACAGGTAAAACTACCATTGTAAACGCTCTTAGTTTTGCTTTATTTGGTAACGCACTTACTAACATTAAAAAAGACAATCTTATTAACAAAATTAACAACAAAAATATGTTAGTGACTTTGACGTTTGAAAAAGACGGAACAGATTATCGAATTGAACGTGGACGTAAACCCAGTGTTATGAAGTTCTTTGTTAACGACCAAGAACAAGAAGGCGAAGAATCCGATGATAGCCAAGGCGATCAACGTGAAACACAAAAAGACATCGATGAACTTTTTGGCATGAGCCACGACATGTTCAAGCATATTGTTGCGTTAAACACTTATACAGAACCGTTTTTATCAATGCGGGCCAATGACCAACGTGTTATTATTGAACAGTTGTTGGGTATTACTATTCTTAGCGAAAAAGCAGAAACGCTTAAAGAGCTAGTTAAGCAAACTAAGGATGCTATTACACAAGAGTCTGCAAATATCGAAGCTGCCAAGAAATCTAATGATAAAATACAAATTAGTATTGATAGTTTGTTAACTAGACAAACAGCTTGGAATACGCAACATGCTAACGAACTTGAAAAGATAGGACGTAGCATAGTAGAGTTGGAAAGTGTAGATATTGAAGCTGAGCTTGCGAAGCACAGCGAGCTCAAAGAGTTCGATGAAAAAACAGCGAAGCTGCGAAGTTTAAATAAGGAACGTGCTACGTTAGATAGCGCGATAGCGCAAGCGGAGCGAAGCGTTACGAAGTATGAACGCGAACTCGCCTTATTGGCAAGTAAGACCTGTCACGCTTGTGAACAACAGCTACATGATCATAAGCATGAAGAAATGACAGCTCTAGCTCAGAAGCATCTGGACGAGGCGGTCATTTACTTTACTAAAGTATCAAAGGACCTGGAAAAAATTACAGCAGAAATTACTTCTATTGGTGAGGTTCCAGCCAAGCCTATTACCTACTACGACAGTTATGAGCAGGCGCTTAAACATCAGAACAACTTGAAGACTCTTGAAAATCAACTGATACAAAAAAGCAATGACACAGATCCTTATCAGGAACAGATTGACGAACTCACTGACACTGCCATGCAGGAAATCACCTGGGACAATGTTAATACTTTAACCAGCTTAAAGGATCATCAAGAGTTCTTATTAAAATTGTTGACTAGCAAGGATTCCTTTATCCGTAAAAAGATTATAGATCAAAACCTAGCATATTTGAACAATCGTCTAACTTATTATCTTGATAAGATGGGATTGCCTCATACTGTGTTATTCCAAAATGACTTAACCGTTGAGATCACCCAGCTAGGGCAAGATTTAGATTTTGATAATCTAAGTCGAGGTGAGCGGAATAGACTTATCCTTGGTTTGTCATGGTCGTTTAGAGATGTTTGGGAAAGTTTATATCAACCTATCAACTTGTTGTTTGTTGACGAGCTTATTGACAACGGGCTTGATGCTGCAGGTGTTGAAGGCGCATTGGCTGTACTAAAGAAAATGGGTCGTGAACGCAAGAAGAATATTTTCTTAATTAGTCACAAGGACGAACTAATCGGCCGTGTTAACAATGTGTTAAAAGTTATCAAAGAAAACGGCTATACTAGCTATGCTAACGATTTAGAAATTAATGAGTAAGCACGTTGATCCAAGTCCCTATCAAAACGAAGAGTCGCATGAAAAACTCATGGCGGCTTTTCGCGAGTATTTTAAAGAAAATCAAGAATGGATCAACAAAGGCACACGTAGTTCAGGCGAACGTATGCGCTACTGGCTAGCGCAGATTAGAATTATAGCCAAAGAACGCCGTACGCATGTACAACAGTATCGCGTATGGTTAGATAGGGCAAAAGCAGAACGTAAGGCAAATCAAAAGGCACAGGGTACGGAGACAGATGACACTAATTAGTGTATGTCTTGGTACTATAACAATGAAATTGTAGAAGAACTTCCCGAAGATTGTGTTGGGTTTGTATATCTTATAACAAACACAATTACAGGGCGTATGTACATAGGCAAAAAACTAGCAAAATTTTCTAAAACTACTTATCGAACAGTAAAATTAAAAAACGGCACTAAGAAAAAAAAGAAAATCCGCAGTAAAATTAACAGTGATTGGCAGACCTATTATGGGTCGTCGGATGAATTACTCAAGGATATTGCGCAGTTAGGTCAAGAAAACTTTCGCAGGGAAATACTGTTTTACTGTAAATCCAAAGCAGAAACGTCATATATAGAGGCTCGTGAACAGTTCAGCCGTCGTGTGCTGGAATCAAAAGACTATTATAATGGTCAAATTTCCGTGCGTGTACACGGTTCACACATACTCAAATCATAATACTTTAGGCTACTAAATCACCAAATAAGCCAGCACAGGCGTTGACATTGTGCCCTGAATCCGTTCTGTTGTGTGACGGCAAGGTAGTTCTGCTTGGTGACAGAGTTATAAATCACTATCCTTTACAGGACGACGATTGGATATGCCATAACCAGTTTGATTTATAAGGGGAAGTAACAAGGCTAAAAGAGGGGTAGTAGCCCCACGGTTTAACAAGTGTTAGCGTATTTGTTAAGCCCGCCGTCATATAAAGACTCTGCTCGTGGTACCGGATGACCGCCACTGTAATGCAGTAACGCTAAGGTGATATTGTGCAACTCGGATAATGTCAAAACAACTTTGCCCGCTAGGGCAAAGTGTGACTGAACAATCTGGATAATATCTTAACGCTTCGCGTTTAATAAATCATTAACTACTTCTTGATAGACTAATAAAAGTTCGAGCTGAAGCGAAGAACAGAAGAACGCTAGTTCTTCTTATAACAATGGCATACGTGTTTCTTTAGTTACTTCGATATTCTCTTTGATAATATTATAGATCAATTCACGATCTGAGAATGTGTAGATATGAAGTAGATCTTCTACACTAACACCACCACGCATATACCAGGATATTCTAAAAAGTTCTTCTTTAAAGCCCTGGATCTGATTGTCTAGCCTAACTAGATGTGCTTGAATTTCGTCTGGTGGAAGACTAATTAGGCTTGTACGAAAAAATTTGACTGATCAAGGTCTACAGCAAGATTGGCTTCTTGGCCACAGTTGTCGCATTTAACTGGGAATCGAGGCATGGCCCAAGCATCATTATTTTTTTGATTTCTAGCTTTGATAGCATCAAACACACTCTTGTCGCAGTTGTCCAACCATTCCATGATAAAGGGAGTTTCGGTAACTACTTGCTGACCAGTATCAACACTTTCAATAGTAGCACGATAAATTTCAGTTTGGATATCGGCTAATTCTTTGAATAAACTGTTAACTACTTCTTGTCTTTCTGGAGTGTTGTCCATGACTTCTGCTTGAGCAAGACGTTGTTGTAGTCTAAAGTTTTTAAGATTAAACTCAGTGCTTTGCTTATATGTTAATGGACGTAGATTAATGGTCAGATCGTCTGTGACAATTTTACCGTCATACTGACAGGCCATGTAAAATTCCACAACTTTGTTTAGATCGATGTCATAGTCATTTTCAGATCCGCAATTATTGCACTTGTGTCCCACGGTCATGGAGTTGCCATAGGTAGCAATACGAATAGCTGCCAATAAAATAACTAGATCCAGTATACACAATTCCCAAGGATCTTTGATAGCCGGGCAACAGCTGGTTAAAACTTGTGCTGTGCTTTCGCCAGACAACAATGCATCTGGAGTTTTAACAATGATTTCATCCATGCCCGTCATACCATATACTGGTGTATTGGTAACATCGCCTTGGATAGTACCGGGCTTGTTAAAGATACCTCCGCTGGGGAACTTGATATAGATCTTAGGTTGTCTAAAGTACTTTTGTAACGGATTAACGGCCATTGTAATAACTCCAAAATATTGTCATGTATTTATATACGCACTTTTTGGGTTATTTTCGTATTGGCTAGGTTTATTTGGTAAATACAAATTATGAAAGTTTATGAAGTAATTTCAAAAGATCCTCAACTAGACGAATTCAGTTTGAATCCAATGAACTGGTTCGGTGCCGGTAATGCAGGAGCCGCAGCTAAACAAGCCAGTTATGATGCTGGGGCTGTTAAAAATCTAGCGGCAATTGCTAAAAAGCAATTTCCAAATCTAAGTCCAGCTGCTGGTAAAGCACTGGCTGACATTACATCTGGTACAGCTAAAGCTAGCAAGGCCGCATCGCAAGAAGCATTTGCTATGAAAGTAGGTAATATTAGCTATGTGTTGCGTGTACTAGGTGCGTTTGCTATCAGTTACAAGTTGTACAGCAATTTTTCTATACTTGAAGATAAGTATAATGCAGGTGAATTAAACGCTGAACAGTATAAAGAAGCACACGAAGCCTACTGGGGACTGTGGGTTATTCAATTCATGGGTCCATGGTTAGCAACAACTTTAGGTACAGCTAAACTAGTAGCATTTTTAATTCGTTTAATACTGGCGGTATTAACATTAGGTGTAACTGTGTTTACTGGCGGAGGTGCAGCCGCTGCAACAATTACAGGTCTAGTAGTTGAACAAGCTGTGTTTACGGCTTTACAAGCGTTCTTAATGTCTAAAACATTTGAACAATGGATGTCGGATCACTTTTTCAAAACACTAGTAACTATTGGTTCAGTACCAGATGCTAGTTGGAATATACTACGTCAGTATTTGAGTGAAATTCCAGTAATAAATGCGTTCTTCAAAGATAAAGGTGTTGATTTTTACACAGCTGCCAAGAAAGAAAAACAAAGAATCAATCCTGCGGCAGCTGCTGACGATGAAAAAGCAACACAAGCAAGAAACCTAGCACCTTTAGATTCTGATAAAAATGCTATTATGATTAACGGAATTCGTGTTACTGATAAAGACGGCAACTTAGACGATTATGCCATGATGCGTCCTTTTGTTAAGAACTATTTAGAACTGCATCCTGAAGATCCTAATGTACAAAAAGTACTAGCACTACAATCCAAATCTAAATAACAGTTATATACGCTGTTATTCAATCCTATAAATACACTATATTTCTAGGATTTTTTTATGGCCGCAGATAAAGACACCGTCGAAGCGTTTAAGCAAGCTCTTAAAGAATCTGGCATCGGTAAAGGCAACAGCGCACCAAGTAGTACGGCTGGTAATGCAGCCGGAGCAGGATTCGGCGCGGCTACAAAAGATGTTATTGACAGTTTTAATCCTCTAAGTGCCGCAAGTAAAGCTGTTGGTGCAGGCATGGATGCAGCCGGCAAAGCATACAATAATTTAAAAGGTGTAATTGAACCTAGTCTAGGCACATGGCGAGAACTTAGTGCTAGTGGTGCAAACTTTAATAACGATATAGTTGGCATGACAGCTGCAGCTGCAGGCGCACGATTAGATATAGCAGAGTTTGGCCAAGTCATTAAAAACAACTCAGGCAACTTTAACGGTTTAGGCGGAAGTGCTGCTAAAGGCGCAGAAAATTTTGCTAAGTTAAGTAAAGAAATGGCTGACAGCGGAGTCACAGATGACTTGCGCATGATGGGTATGACCAGTCGAGATATTAATGATGTCTTGGCAATCACGTTAACACAGCAACAGACTGTGAACATGAATGACGAAGCTAGTAAGAAACGTGCTATCAAAGCAGCCACAGAACTAGCTACTGAAATGGATTTGATGAGCAAGTTGACTGGTAAGTCACGTGCTGAACAAGAAGAAAGTTTAAAGAAAGCACAAGCTGACATGCAAGTGGAAGCTAAGTTGCGTATTCTTACAATGGGTAAAAGCGAAGAAGAAGCAGCTGCAATTCGTAATAATTACCTAACACAATATAACGAAGCTAATCTCCGTGGACAAGGACAAATGTTTAAAGAAGTCTTTGCCACAGGTACTGTGCAAAGTGAAGAAGCTGCTAACCAAGTAGCTATCAGTGGCAGAGAAGCACAAGCTACAATGGCACAAGCTCGTGCTACCGCAGAAGGCAATGCCAAAGCTGCTACTGAATACAGTAAGCAAGCATCTGCGGAGATGATGAAAAATCAAAATGATGTTAATAAATTAAGTCTTGCTGTTTATTCTAGTAATACCGCCGCTGGCGAAACAATGAAAGCCAGTATGACAGCTAATGCTGGCATTTATAAGAGTGAAACAGCTCTTATGAAGCAAATGGAGAAAGAAGGCAAACTAGATGGCATTAAAGACGAAGCTGAAAAACGTCGTATAGTACACGAAGAAGCATTAAAACAAGCCAAAGCAGAACAAACAGATAAAAAGCCAGGAAGTGAAAGCACCGAAGCACTTGTTAAATTAGGCGCACGAGCTGATGATGTTAATAGTGCGTTTATGAATAAGGTTGTTGTTCCTATTAATAAAGATGTAGGTCCAGCATTACAGAAATTTAATGATGGATTATTAAACTCTCAAGTTAAAGATAAATCAGGTAATGTAACTACTGTTAGTAAAACTTTAGAAAAAGAAGTAGGAGAAGGTTACCAAAGAGGTAAAGAGGGATTTTCTGGACCTAATGCCGGCAAAGATGGAGTTATTGGTGCCGCAAAAGATTCAAAATCAGGTAGCCCATTAGAAAATGCTGCGGCTACTGTTGGTGAAAGTGCAGGGTTTGCAACAGGTAAAATATTACTACCTGCATTAGACAAGACAGCAGACGTTATGAACAACGTCAAAAAAATGGCTGAAGGTGGAACTGTAAATAAACCCGAACTAGCTATTATTGGCGAGGCTGGAAAAGAGCATATAGTACCAGATGAAAAGATGCAGACCTTGATGCAAAACATGAAGGTTGATGGTTTAACAGCTGCCGCAACAGCTATGGCTGATTCACAAAAAGGCGGTGGCGTTAATGTATCTGAAATTTCTAATCTAGTTAAAACTACTATCAGTAGTGCAAGTGGTCCAACAACTGGCGCAGCTCCTCCCTTGAATCTGCAACAACTTGTCGGGTGTAATCAAAATAAGCCTTAAGGTCTTCCAAGCCAAGATTTCGACTAGTTTG